CACCCCTTTTTCTTTATTTTATCATGAAAAAGGGAAATAAAACATGCGTTTTGTGCAATTTTTATTTTTCAGACACGCTCTAGTGTAGGATTGCAAATAAAAGGCGGTACTATCAAATTAGGCAATGTAACTCTTGCGGAAGCATCTGATAAAAAGTCTCTGAGCGTCAAATATGGCATGCAGGTACACACTCAAAGATCATCTGGAGAATTCACAGACGGTTCAGGCGAATTTAAACTAATCAACTTGACTACTGTCTCATCGGGATATCAAACTCTTTGCATCGCGAGTAATATCGTATATAAGTTGTCATCTTCTTCAAAAAGATACAAAAACCATGTTCGAAATATGGATAGCTCTGAAGCGGATAAACTCCTTAAAGTTCCAGTGGTATGGTTTCAATATAAAAAAGGCTATTTGAGAGAAGGAGACCCATTTGAAGACAAACCAGTGCCGGGATTCTATGCGGAAGACGTGTATAAACAATATCCTGAAGGAGTAATATTCAATGAGGATGGGCAGATAGAAGACTGGAATTACAGAACCATGATTCCGGCAATGATGAAAGTTATTCAGAACCAGAATGAAAGAATTAATACATTGGAAGATACAGTAAACGCATTGAACGAAAGACTGAACAAATTAGAGGGAATGTTGAAAGGGGTGGTTAAATAATGCTGATTGCGAATTTCACCAATTATGGTGAAGAAATTACAGTAGACGGACTTTGGCAATATGATTATGGTCAAAGATTACAAATTAATGGACTTAATCTCCCGGATGTATTTGAGGTTCATTTATTCTGGAAGGGATTGGAAAAAGCAAAAGTTGTAACAGGTTATACCGAGAATAATAAGTTTTATGTTGATATTCCAAACGAGTCACTTAAACAGAGACAAGCTATCACTGTTTATATTTATCTATCAACAGCTGAAACAGGAAAAACTGTAAATACCGTGATGATGTTTGTAAATAAACGGCCAGAGCCTGAAGGATTTGAAATTCCCGAAGACATTGATTTATTCCACCACACATTGGCCGCTGTTGGGGAATATACAAGGCAGACAAAAGAAGCTGCACATATGGCAGATACCAGAGCAACCGAGTCGGAATCCTGGGCACATGGACATAAACTTTATCCAGAACGGGATAAAGACAATGCAAAGTATTATGCAGATCAGGCAAAACAGGTTGCCACACAAAATGGTTTCTGTCGTATGGAAATACGGGAAGATGGACATCTATATTTATCCCGTACAGAAAATATTGTACAGAGTTTGGATTTTAAGATAAATGATAAAGGGAGATTGGGGGTTATGATGTCATGATAGAAACAGATTTAGGGTGTGTGACTGCCTATGCTGATGCAGTAGCACAGGGTTACACAGGAACTCGTGAAGAATTTGGTCAGGTGCTGGCTAATTTTGCAGATTCTGCAACACAGGTTGCGGCAGACAGGACAGCGGTAGAAGCTGCAAAGGCATCCGTAGAAGAAATGCAGTCAGATGTAACACAGAAACAGGAGACTGTGGCATCTAACATGAATACAGCTGTCGAAGCCGCTGAAAAAGCAAAACAGTCTGCAAGTAACGCAGAAGCATCAAAACAGGCCGCTGCTAAGTCTGAACAGAACATCAACAATACCGTGACAGCTTTTGATAGTCATGTCGAAGAAAAGAAAAGCGAAGCAGACACAGCAATAAATAAAACGAAAGATGCCGCAGTCAAAGCTGTGACAGATCAGCAGACTGCATCTATTCAGGAAGCAAAAAGTCAGATTGCGTCCTACATTACAGAAAAAGAAAGCGTAGCAGAAGACCAGATTAATAAACATACATCTGATAAGATTACAGAACTGAATAAAGCAGCAAGTACAGCAAAGACTGCATTAGAACAGTCCATATCAAATTCAGAAAAAGCAAAAACAGCTCTGGACGGTAGTATTACCAATTCTGCCACATCCAAAAATAATCTGGATAAGAGTATTGAAACAAGTACTGCTAAAAAATCAGATCTTGATACCAGTGTCAAAAATGCTGATACGACAAAAACAGCTTTAGATGCTGCTACGATCACAGGTAACAATGCATTACAGGCATTGCAGAGTGAAAACAGTTCAGCTGCATCAAACATTGAAGAACTGAAAAGTGAGAACTTCAACAGTCAGGAAATTTTATCAGGTGTGGCAGACCTGAGAGCGTACCTTGGACTTACTGCTGATGATATCGTAGGCTTACAGGTTGATTATAAAAATAAATCCTTTAAGCGATTGGCAGGTGCGGCAAATCTGACAC